GAATAATCCTGTTATGTTGTACGAACATGAACGTACCGCATTGCTTGGTGTCTGGGAAAATTTAACCAAAGACGGAGACAAGCTTATGGCTGAACCTCGTTTTGATGCTGAAGATGAATTGGCATCAAAAATTGAAGGCAAGGTAAACCGTGGCATATTAAAAGGAGCCAGCATAGGCATTCAGATTTTGAAATTTGGAGAAGAAATTACCCGGGATGGTGCAATCGTGCCGGTTGCATTAAAATCAAAACTTATCGAAGCAAGCATTACAGCTCTGCCATCTAATAGCAATGCTTTGAGATTGTACAACCAGCAGGGTGAGCTTATGAGTGAAAGTGATATCACTTTGGCGGTAAAAGAAGTTACGAAACAATTCTATAAAAACGATAACGACATGAAAATTAATTCAGAAAACTTAAAAGCACTTGGTTTGCAGGAAAACAGTTCTGAGGAACAACTTAACAAAGTTATTTCTGACAAGCTTAGTGAATTGAAATCGCTCAAACAAGAGCAGGAAAATCTGCACAATCAGCAGGCCGAAACACTTATAAACAGTGCTATTAGCGAAAGAAAACTTACAGCCGACCAGAAGGACAGCTTTTTAAAGCTGGCAAAGGCTGATTTGGAAAATACCCGAAAAGTGCTCAGCAATATGTCTGTACCTAAAAAGCCTGGAGATATGATTAACCGGGAAACCACAGAAAATCGTGAAGGTTGGAGCCTGAGTGATTGGCGAAAAAAAGACCCTAAGGGTCTGCTTGCCTTTAAACAGGAAAAACCTGATGAATATAAAGCGTTGTTAAGTAAAAGTGGCGTGTTTAAACATTTGTAAACCTTTAAAATAATAGTATAATGGCTGGAATTAACAAAGAAATATGGATTGAAGAAATCCTTGAGGGTTTTTACCCTAATTGGAGCTTCCTTAAAGAAGCCCGCGACATGAGTTCGTTTGTGGAAAATAACACCATCAACCTTGCTGAGGCCGGTGCTGATCCCAATGTACTTGTAAACAATAGTACTTACCCAATACCCTTTGCAACCCGTGAGGATGTGCCCATTGCCTTGCCTCTGGATACATACAACACCGAGGGTACGGTTGTACGTCGTGTTGAAGAAATTGAAGCAGCTTATGACAAAATGCAGTCAGTGGTTGCCGGGCACAAAAATGCACTATTGAATGAGCTGGCTAAAAAAGCCGCACATGCATGGGCTCCCGATGCTGATACAACCGAAACACCGGTAATTGCTACCGGAGGTGATGCTGCTGATGGATTTTTGAAAATCACGCTGGATAATATCCTGGCATTGGCAACACGCTTTGATGAAATGGATGCACCGGAAGGAAGCCGTGTGTTGGTACTTCATCCACAGCATTTGCGCCAATTAGCCGGTGAGGATAAAAAGCTCTTTAAAGAGTTTATTGGCACTGGCCAGGGATTTGATTTGTTTGGTTTCAAAACCTACAAATACAGCAAAACACCGCTGTTCAACAAATCAACAGGTGTAAAGAAAGCTTATGGTGCCGCCGCAGCTCCAACTACAGATACCATTGCTTCTATTGCCTTTGTAAACACAGAGGTAATGAAAGCACAGGGCACATTTGATATGTTTGCCAGGTTAAATGATCCTGAGCAGGCCGGTGACATCATTAACTTTATGATGCGTGCACTTGCATTGCCCTTGAGAAACAAAGGTATTGGTGCTATTTACAGCGCTGCAAGTGTTTAATTAAATCCTGTGTCCCATGACTAAAGAAACCCAGCACGAAGAGATTATTGATTTGTCAAAGCTAACACAAAAAGAACTTTTATTGCAAATGTATAATAGTTTGAGTGAGCTCACAAAGAGGTTTGACAAATTTAATGACGATGCTACGAATAATGAAAACAAAAATTTTGAAAGACATCACCAACTTATGCATGATATAAACGATCTCAGAGTGCGGGTTTCTATTAATGAGACAAAATTAAGATATTTTGCTGCTGCAATAGGATTTGCAGCAGGTATTGCCGGAAGCCTTATTGTTCAAATAATTATATAACAAAACAAACAATGGAACGCATAAGCAAACATATATCATGGCGAGAAGCAACAAAGAGTAGTACAGCTATTCGGCACGATATTGATAATACACCTTGTGATGAGTGCATAAAAAAGATGAAGATTGTTGCTGACAGGGTTTTTGAGCCTTTACGCAGTCATTTTAACTGCCCAATAGCTGTTGTAAGTTTTTACCGCTCTGAAAAGGTAAATGATATTATTGGTGGTAGTCCTACCAGTCAGCATTGTAAGGGCGAAGCCCTGGATTTGGATGCCGATGTGTATGGCGAGATTACAAATAAACAGATTTTTGATTTTATTCTTAACAACCTGGAATTTGACCAGCTGATTTGGGAATTTTCAAATCCTGATGGTTCGCCTGCATGGGTTCATGTAAGCTATGTTGATGGTGCAAACAGAAGGATGGTATTAAAAGCAGAAAAACATTCAGGCAAAACGGTTTACAAAAAAATATGATGAAAAATTATAAGGAAGAACACGGACAAACCAGGGTGGGTAAATTCCTGCGTAATCTTAAAGATGTAGGCCAGGACATTGCCCCTGAAATACTTTCAGTAGCTTCCGACTTATCAGGAGTTAGAGCTTTGGATAAGATTGGCCAGGCCATTAAGGGGAGCAATAAACTTAGCCAGGAACAAAAACAAATCAGCCTGGAGTTGCTTAAGCTCGATATAGCAGATGCCAAAAGTGACAGGGAGAATATTACACAACGTTGGAAACATGATATGACATCCGATTCGTGGCTTTCTAAAAATATACGCCCTATGGTATTGGTGTTTAATTGGATACTAATAGCCCTAATAATTATTTCAGGCCTGTCGGGGGCTAACCCGCTTAGCTCGGTTGAAATGCAAATGTTTTCCGGAGTGTCTTTACTTGTCAATGGGGCATATTTCGGAGACAGAGCAGTCAATAAATTCAAATTAAATTCAAAAAAAGGATGTTATGGACAATAAATTAAGAAAACAAGCACAACCAGTGTTTGATGCATATCCTGAATTACAGGAACTCATTGCCACGATAGACGGTAATTTCTTTACGCCGGACAATAAACAGCATGCTATAAATCATGCGAAAACAAAAGGCATTAAGTGGGTAATCATTTCCAGAGAAACCAAACAGCCTGAAAATGGTGGAGATGAGAAACCCATTGCTGAAATGACTGTCAAAGAGGTAACCAAATGGACTGAAAAGCAGAATGAAGTATCTGTACTTCAGAATGCCCTTGAAAAAGTTGATATCAGAGGCAGTAAAATAGCTATTGAAAATCGTATTAAATTTTTAACACAAAAGAAATGATGGAGAAAAAAGAATCAGAGGCCAAAGCAGTATTTGCACGTTTCCCTGGTGTCAAACATGTGTATGTTGACAATGACGGGGTGTATTTAACCAGGCGCAAAGGTGCCGAACGTATATCACGTGATGAGATTAAAAAGCCCAATAAGTCAAGCAAAAAAAATATTACTAACGAATAAAATATTATGATATGAATGATCTTCAATTTATACGTGGACAGGGAGAAGTTCCAAAGGCCTTGCCAGGGGAAGACCACATTAGTGGTTTTGCTATGTTTATCCCTGAAGCTGAATTATTACCTACACCTGAATTAGGGATTGATGGGTTTGATACAGAGAACCGTATTAAGCCAATAAGCTCCATTGAAACAGCTGAAAGCTATGGCATTAAAGCAGATGCCTCAAGCTGGTTTATAAAAGTATTGTATTACCATTTGAGTGAAATTTTTCGCATAAACCCGGGCATCAGCCTTTATGTTGGTATTTTCAACATACCGGCCATCGGATTTGATTTTTCAGAAATCAAAGAAATACAAAACTATGCCCAGGGACGCATACATCAAATGGCTGTATGGACACCAAACGCACTGGCAGGAGCAGATATTACAACCTTACAAGGACACGCAGATACTTTACATGAACAGGCTATCCCTGTACAGATATTATATGGGTGCACCATATCTGATATATCCGCATTAACAAATATGCGTAGCGCAGGTACATCGCGTGTATCTCTGGTAATTTCGCAGGATGGTGAAGGCCGTGGAGCTGATTTGTATAAAGACCCAGGAAATACCGGTACAAATAGTGTTACACATATTGGGATGTTTCTTGGTTTCTTATCGCTGGCTCAGGTGCATGAAAGTATCGGATGGGTTCAGAAGTTCAACAGCGGTGTATCATTACCTGCGTTTGCAGATGGCACCTTGCTGCGTGATCTCGACCAGGCTGTTATTGAAACCCTGGATGCTGACGGGTATTTATTTCTGGTAACTTATCCTGGCATTGGCGGTTCTTATCCCAATGATAGCCATACCCTGGATGAAGTTACCAGCGATTATGCTTTTATTGAAGCAAACCGCACAATGGACAAGGCAGAACGAGGCATACGTACATACCTTACGCCCTATCTCGGGTCTCCGCTTTACGTTAACCCTGAAACCGGTAATTTGCGTATTGATACCGTGAAATTCCTTGAAACCCTTGCAGGTAAGCAACTGGAAGACATGGAAGCCGCAGGTGAACTTAGTGGATTTACAGTTGAAATTGATCCTGAACAAAATGTATTATTAACATCCGCAGTTGAATTTGTGATTAAATCAGTACAAGTGGGTGTTATGCGTAAAATGAAAGTCAAAATTGGTTATACCACTAAAACAGCATAGTTATGAATGGAATTAGATATGTACCGCTTATTAACGGCGTTGAGCCGTCCTGGGCAAACCTGACAGTAAACATTGCCGGATTTCCGGAAACAGCCATCAAAAAAATTGATTATTCCGATAATCAAACCATTGAGAATATTTATGGTGCCGGCCAGCGTCCGGTAGCCCGCGGATATGGTAAAATTGAAGCTACGGCATCAATTACCCTTTTACGTTCTGCCGTTGAAAACATCCGTAAAGCATCTGTTACCGGTAGGCTGCAGGATATTGCTCCTTTTGATATCATCGTTAATTTTGTGCCCCCACAGGGAGGGAAAATAATTACTCACCGCATTCGTAATTGTCAGTTTAAAACCGATGGATTAAGTGTTGGTGCAGAAGATACCAGCATTGAAACCGATTTTGAACTGGTGGTAAGTCACATTGAATGGAAATAAAAGAAAGGCAAAATATGAAATGGACAAAGGAACAAATTGAGGCCTACAAGGAAAAATATGGCAGTTTGTATAAATACACGGCAAACGATGGCAAATCGTGCCTGTTACGTTCTCCGGGGCTTGAAATCTTAGACGCATGCCGCACAATTAGCGGCGGCTCATCCATTAAATTTGACAAGGCCTTGGTGGAAAATTGCTGGGTGGATGGAGACAACGAATTGAAAACCCTGGATAAATATCAGATGGGTTTGTTTGACTGGCTCGGTGGCATCATTCAAAAAGTCGATGGCGAATTGGAAGAGCTTTAGCCTTTGCTAAAATTGAGGAACCCGGGGCGAGCGAACGCCACGACCTTGCAAAGGCGATAACCTACAAGTACAGGGTTATAAGGGCTTATGTAAGGTATTATCTGAAATATGAGCCGGAAGTTCTGGATAGAATGAGTATGCAACAGCTTGCACAGGCTTTCCAGGACTTGTTATATGTAAGAAACCGTCGAAGTAAATACGAAGCCGAAGAGTGATGGAAAGAGTTCAGTATGCCATAGAAATTGTTGACCGCTGGGGGAAGCCGATTAAAAAATTACAATCGGATGTTCGCAGCATTGACCGCATGAAGGTTAACGACCCTTTTCGGGATATGCCAAAAAGCATAAATCAGCTAAGAGCTAATTTAGAGCGATACAAACGAGGTGCGGAAAGTACTTTTCGCAGCGACCACCTTCGAAAATACAACATGCTCATCGGGCAAACCGAGAAAAAAATACGCATGTTGGAGAGTGCTTCACAAGGTGCCAGTGCTAAAACCCGCATGCTGGG